AGCAACAGGATCAACCTTTGCAACCAGAGTATTTAATGTTTATGGTGTTAAAGCATCGTATGATGTTACAACCGATTTACTGGTTTCTGGCAGTAAAATAACAGCGTATTATATTCCAGCAGTTTCAGATGTCGCTGGGTTCTTTACAAGAGCAAAAAATACAAATACATTGTTTGTTTCTGTATCAGGCCTCTCTAATTCTTCCATATTAAATGGAACAATAATAAATGGAGTAAACTGGGAAAATACATCTATAAAACAAATTTTGAGTAAAAACAGAGTAAATTACTTTGTAAACTATACAACAAAATTTTTAGGACAAGATCTTGTTGGTGCAACAGCAAATGCATCAACTCCAACCTCTGTTGAAAGAATAGGTCCAAGCGAATTAAATATTCAAATTCAAAAAGTAGTAACAGATTTGGCTTTAAAGTATGTCTTTAAATCAAATGTAAAAACAACACGGGATTCTCTAGTTACAGAAATTATCTCTTATTTAAATTCATTGGCTACATTTATCGATACAACCCAAACACAAGTAGTATGCGATTCCTCAAACAATACAGACAACTCATCCACGCTCACAGTAGCAATTACTGTTAAACCACTAGTTTCGTCTAATTCAATAGTTGTAAATGTTTCTGTTGGCGACACAACAGCATAAGATAAAAAACTATGGCAACAAACGATAATAGTATATACGCATTTAAAACAGCATTTCAAGGTGGAACAAGAGCAAACAGATTTAAGGTTAGTTGCACTTGGCCATCTAATATAGGTGCTGGCGATGGAAATAATCAAGCACAATATAAAATTATTGCCACAAGTATCCCAACGGCAACAATAAACACTATTGCTCTGTCATATAGAGGGCGTCCAGTTGTGTATGCTGGAGATAGACAATATTCTCCTTGGACTGTCACAGTTTATGATGATTCTAACAGCAGTTCAAATCTTTGGAATATTTTTCAAAAATGGGTTGAAGTGATGGATGGTCACGTTACCCATAAATATATCGGCACAGATTTTTCTTATTCTAATCACCAAAAAGACATAACACTGCAGCAATTAGGATTAAATGGTAATATAATAAGAACAATCACATTGCACAAAGCATGGCCACTTTCAGTATATCAAATTGAATTGAGTATGAGTGGATCAGATCCAGTTTCATTTGGAGTTCAATTTATGTTTGATCATATATCTTATGGTGATGATACTATAGACAAATCGCTTTCACCTTCTTGAGGAATAACAAATGGGAGTAACAGAATTTAAAACAAATTTTAGTGGTGGAACTCGCCAAAATAGATTTGTAATAGAAGGTACTTTCCCGGGCGGTCAGTTCAATAAATTTCATATAAGAAGTACACAAATACCTCAAGTTTCTGCAAAATCTTTAACATACGAACATTTTGGAAGAAAATATCATTACCCGGGAGAAAAGGAATATGGTACTTGGTCCTTTACTGTTTTGGATGATCATGGAACAGATTCTGTAAATTTGTGGAAAGCTTTTCAATCGTGGCAAAATCTTATAAATGAACATGACACAAATATATCTCAAGAAATTAAAGGAAACAGCACATACAAAGCGGATGGGTGGAGAATAAAACATTTAGGAATAAATGGAGAATCCGTTGGAGAAAGGCCTTTAAAATCGTTTATATTAAATGGATGCTGGCCACAAGTAATTCAACCGATAAACTTTAGTATGACAAATAGCAGCTTGTTAAATAGTTTTATAGTTGTCATAGTTTATGACTCAATTGAAATTGATAGTATTACGGCCAGTTAAGAAAGAAGAACATGGAAATTGATATTTTTGGATTTCAGTTTGGAAAGAAAAAACCAACAAAGCAAGAAAAAGAAAATCTTGCTTTGCAAGCTTTTACTGCTCCAGAACAATTTGATGGCACCACAACCATAGAAGCTGGTGGTGTATTTGGAACATCTTGGGACTATAATAATCCAAGAGATGAGGCGAGTTATACAGTTCAATATAGAAACATGTCAACATATCCAGAAATGGATAATGCAATTGACGAAATTATAAATGCATCCATGGTTCCGGGAACAGACGGAAAGGTTGTTAAATTAAATTTAGATTCTTTACCTTTGTCTGAATCAATAAAATCAAAAATATACAGAGAATTTGAAACAATAATTCATCTTTTAGATTTTAAACACAAGAGTTATGAAATTTTTAGAAGATGGTATATTGATTCTAAATTGTTCTATAATATTGTAATTGACAAAGATCTTCCAAACGAAGGAATAAAAGAAGTAATCCCATTAGATCCATTGAAGGTTAAAAAAGTAAGAAAAGTAACCAAGCAAATGGAAAGGGTCGAAGGAATGCACGTTCCTTTGATCAAAGATGTAGAAGAGTATTTTCTGTATACCAATACAGACAAAGATTCCTATGTTATGACTGGTCCGGGTGGTTTAAAACTAAGCACTGACAGCGTAGTTTATGTTCCCTCGGGCATCATAGATTTGAACACAAAGCGTGTTCTTGGATACATGCACAAGGCAATTCGTCCGATGAACATGTTGCGCCAACTAGAAGATGCTCTTCTAGTTTACCGCATTGCACGCGCACCTGAGCGAAGAATCTTTTATGTAGACGTAGGTCAGATGCCTAAACAAAAGGCAGAGCAATACATGCGGGATATGATGAGCAGATTCCGCAATCAAATTACTTATAACCAAGCAACTGGTGAGATCCGCGATCAAAAGAATCATCTTTCAGTTCTTGAAGATTATTGGTTACCAAGAAGAGAAGGTTCAAAGGGAACTGAAATTTCTACTCTTGCAGGTATGCAATCTACTTCTCAAATTGAAGACGTTGAATACTTTAAGAAAAAGTTGTATGCATCATTGAACGTTCCTGTTAGCAGACTTCAATCTGAAAGTACTGGATTCAATATGGGTCGTGCAACAGAAATTTCAAGAGAAGAAATTAAATTTTACAAATTTGTTGAAAGAATCAGACATCAATTTAGCAAATTGTTTGGTGATTTGTTGAGAGTTCAGTTGATATTGAAAGGTATCATAACTGAAGAAGATTGGAAAGAATTAAAGAATGAATTAAATTTTGTGTTCAATACTGACAATTATTTCTGGGATCTAAAAGAAGCCGAAATAAGAGCAGAAAGACTAAAAGCACTTTCGTTTGTTGAACCCTACATTGGAAAATATTTTTCAACTGAATATGTAAGAAAAGTTGTATTGAAGCAGACAGAAGAAGAAATAAAATCCATAGATAAAGAAATGGAAGTTGATAAAGCAAGAATGCAACAGGAACAAATGCAGCAAATGATGATGCAACAACAAGCTATGGGAGCTCCCGGAGAACAACCACAATGAATAGCGTAATTAGGGGTTTGTTAAAAAATGGTATAACTGGACTGGCCCAGTTAGAGGAAGACTACTTTAAAAAGAATGTTTTGGATGCTCTTAGCCTAAAACTAAATGAAGAATTAAAATACGTTTATGAAACCAGTTCAAAAGATCTTTTGAACTCTCAACAAAATACATCAAATACCCCAGAGCTACGAGAGTTTGTAAATTTTGTTGAAACCTTTAAGCCCGGAAAATATATATTTAAAAATAACAGTGTTCTAAATATTGATGAAAGAGAAATTAAAATTTTAAAAGAATTATTTGATTTGCTGTCTGATAAAAGTAGAAAAATTATGACAGAACAAATTTTTAAAGATAGCGAATCATTTAAAAATCACATAGAATTTTACAACAAAGCCAAAGGTCTATTAAAATGAAAAATTCCACAAGACAAATGATCAAAGATGTTTTAAATGAAAACGCTGTTGCTTTCAAAGCTAATGCAGAAAAAGCATTGTTTTGTAAGGTTTCAAAAAAATTAGATGAAGCCTACAAGCAAGTTGCAAAAAGTGTTTTTTCTAACACCACAAATAACAAAGAACAACAATGAAACTAATCACAGAATTAACAGAAGATATTAAGTATATCAAAGAAAACATTGGAAACGGTGATAAAACTTATTTCATCGAAGGTGTTTTCATGCAAGGCGATACCAAAAATAAGAATGGTCGCGTCTATCCAAGAAATACACTGTTGAAAGAGTGCACTCGTTATATCAATGATTATGTAAACAAAGGCCGTGCACTAGGTGAACTAAACCACCCAACAGGTCCAACTGTTAATCTTGATCGCGTTTCGCACATCGTAAAAGAACTTCACGAAGATGGCAGAAATGTATATGGAAAAGCCAAAGTTCTTGATACCCCAATGGGTAAAATTGTTAAAAACCTCATTGATGAGGGTGCTCAATTAGGTGTATCTACCCGTGGAATGGGTTCACTAAAAGCTAAAAGCGGCTATCAAGAAGTACAAGAAGACTTCATGTTAGCAGCAATTGACATTGTTGCTGACCCATCTGCTCCAAATGCTTTCGTAAATGGAATCATGGAAGGTCGGGAGTGGGTTTTCCAAAATGGTCTTTGGTCTGAAAGACAAATTCAAAACACACAAAAATTTATAAGAAACAGTTCATCAAGAAATTTACAAAAAAACATTGTAAAGGTTTTTGAAGAATACTTTAAAAATATCTAATGATAAATTTAGAATATAAAAATTTATTGATAGAATGCTTGAACACCAACATTCTTCTTGAACAACAATATGGCGGTGGTAGTGGAAGTGGTGTAGATTCAAAAGGTAGAACATCATTTGATCCCAATGCTTCTTCAGAAGAAGATGAGAATGAAAAAGAACCATCCCGTGAAGAAGATGAAAGAGAAAGAAAATCTTTGATGGACATTCCTTTTGGTGAAATGTCACAGGGAGATATTGCAGCTTCTGCTGGAATGTATGGTGGTGGAAAAATATTAGATATGTTACAACTACAGGGAAGATGGTCACCAAAATTAGGAAAATATATTGGTGGTAGCACAAAAGGATTAAGATCTGGACTTGGAAAACTCGCAGGGTCTGTGGTTGCAAACGCATTTGCAGATCTTAGAAAATTAACAGGTCAAGATTGGGTTGATGCACAAGTAAAAAATTTAGTATCAAATCAAGAATCTATGCGTAGAGAGGGATTGGGCCACACTACTGGTTGGGCCAAACTATTCCTTACACCAAGAACTGTCGATAAGTACAAAGAATAACCATAAATTATTAATTTTAATTTATGAGTAAAAATTATAATACACTAAATAATAAAGATCCAAGGATTAACGATATGCAAAATAAAAATAAACAAGTTTTTGTATCAGAAGAACAAGCAGCAGGTGCAATGGGTGTAGTTGATATGTTGGGTAAATCCGACATGGACGCATCCGGCAAGGGTTCAATGCTACCAACTCCAGTAGTTGGCGGCGTTCCCGTAACCGCTGCTTTTACCGGAAAACCCGGCGTACCTGCTACTATGGCAGGCATGCCAACCGCAAAAGCCCAAACTTCTTCTGAGGAGGAAGAGGGCGAAGAAGAAGAAGAAAAAGAAGAAGAGATGCAAGAAGAAGTTAGTGAAAAACTTCGTCTAGCATTGACTCAACTTCTTGGTGAAGAAATCGCCAATGATCAACTATTAGGGAACCTAGAGGCAATTTTTGAAGCCGCTGTTACCGAAAGAGTAGAATCAAAGTTGGCACAAATTTTAGTTGAACTAGATGAAAATGTAAAGACAAATCTAAACACCATCACCGAATCTCTAGTAGAAAAGGTTGATGATTATCTAGATTATGTTGTTGAAGAATGGATGCAAGACAATGCTGTTGCCGTAGAACAAGGCATCAAGACACAAATTGCAGAAAACTTCATCGTTGGTTTGAAGAATTTGTTTGAAAACCACTACATTGATGTTCCAAATGAGAAGTATAATGTTCTTGACGAACTATATGCTCAAAACAGAGAATTGGAATCAAAACTAAATCAAACAATTAATGAATCCATGCAAGTTAACAAGCAACTAGCACTAACTGAGTGCGCCGGAATCTTTGTTGCTGAAACAAGAGATCTAGCTGATACTCAAGTAGCAAAATTGCAAAATTTGATGGAGAATGTCAGCTTCGCAACCCCAGAGGAATACCGCAATAAGCTAGTAGCTATTAAAGAAAATTACCTCAAGAAGCCAGCCGCACAAGTTGCCCGAGTAGTAGATCCAGTTGAAACTTTTTCTACTGCAGAGACAACAAGTCCTTCAACCTTGGTTGAAAATTACGTTCACGCTTTAGGTAGACTACACAAGAAAGTCTAAAATAAATTTTTACTAAATAATTTTAACTCAATAGGAGAGTAATAATAAAATGCAATTTCAAGACAATACCCCATATGATGTACTAACAGAAAAGTGGAATCCCGTACTAGAACACGGCGCTCTTCCTTCAATCTCTGACGAATACCGTAAGAAGGTTACTGCCGTTCTTCTAGAGAACCAAGAGCAAGCCCTTCGTTCACAACACCTAACAGAAGACATGACATCCAACAACCTTGGAATGCCTATGTCATACACCAACACTGGTTCAGTAGCTGGCTACGATCCAGTACTAATCAGCTTGGTTCGTCGTTCAATGCCAAATCTAATGGCATACGACATCTGTGGTGTTCAACCAATGACAGCCCCAACCGGGTTGATCTTTGCAATGCGTGCCAACTATAACTATGCAAACAATGGTTATACATATGGCAACAACAACTACACAGAAGCCATGTTCCAAGAGCCACAACCACAATTTGGTGGTTCAGGTTGGACTCTAGGTTTATTTGCTGGTGTAACTGGTGGTTTTGGTTTGTCTGCTGGTTGGAACTTCACCTCCGGTGTAACCTCAACTGCAACACAACTTAACGCTCTCCGTGGTATTCTAACCAATTACGGTGAAGCAATCGGTAGCTCAACAGGAACCGATCCATATAAGACATGGAATCAAATGTCCTTCTCAATCGACCGTGTTGCCGTCCAAGCTCGTACACGCGCTCTAAGCAGCAACTACACCGTCGAATTGGCACAAGACCTCAAGGCCGTTCACGGACTAGATGCCGAAGCCGAACTCGCAAACCTACTCAGCACAGAAATTCTTGCTGAAATCAACCGCGAAATCGTCAAGACCATCTATTACGTTGCCAAGCCAGGTTCACAACAAAGAGATCTTGTAACCCCCGGCGTCTATGATCTAGATAACGACTCAGATGGTCGTTGGTCAGCTGAAAGATTCCGTGGACTTAGCTTCCAAATTGAGCGTGAGTGCAATGCAATCGCCAAGGAAACCCGCCGTGGTAAGGGTAACTTCATCATCTGCGATAGCGATACCGCAGCCGCCCTCGCC